CTGATCATTTACCTGGTGGTTTTTATCTGTAATAAATCCGGCTAGTTCATTAGCTCGAAGCTTACGATATAGATTGATGTCCTTCTGTTTAACTTGCCCCATTAGCTCCTCGTACTTATCATCCATTATCTTTTGTTCTTCGGCTGTCAGGCCGTTATCGAATGGCATTTAAACCTCATTAATGATCGTTCCTGGAAACAATGCTTCGACCATCTTCTTCTTTAGCCGGTAAACTGGTGTCTTAAATCCTTTAACATCCTCGACAACGTAGTAACTGATCTGTCCTTGGGGACCAATTTCATCGACCAGGAGATATTCAAAGTCAGCTTTATATGTGCAGATCTTCTTGCCATTGATGATGCAATCAAACTTAGGCTGTAGTTTTAGGTCCTGGATTATGCCGGCATCTAATCTTTCTTTCAGGTATTCATATCGTTTAGCTTCCTTCTTGCTATCAAACATGATGCCGTCTACCTCGGTCTTGATTGCCCGGTATTTGCTTTTACCAAAGTTAATCTTTGTCATTGGACTTCACCATTTTATCCAGGGCTTGAGCTATGTTTAGATCTTTGACGGCCAACTGCTCATTAAATATGTTCTCATTGCTGATAGATCCAGGCTGTCTTTTACGCAAAGCTTCACGCAAAATGCTCTCAGTTAGACCAGCCATAGTCCATCTTTCCTTCTTAGCCTGATACTTGAGCATATCGTAGCATTCCCTTGTTAACCTTAGATAAAGTGGCACTATTTCTTGTTGCATATTTCTCTCTGTACAAATTAAATTACTTTTTTTACGTCTAGGTCTTGTATATTAGATATCTACATGCTATCTGTATATAGAACGTTAGTTGAATGTTCACAGAACGTAACAAATATAAGGAGCAAACTAATGAAGTTTTATAATTGGAAATCATCTGATCAAAGAGATCTAGTATTAATGAAGTCTTTAGCAGTAGGTGGTGAGGGCAGAACTGGTTACATCATTGAGGCTGAAACTAAGACGGCTGAGAAATACATCAACAAACTTATGCAGTCTATACAGCTTGATGGTCTAGATTCAAAGTGGATCAGCATTGACCAAGTTGATGAGAATGCATTGTTCATCGACAGCAAGAAAGTGTTTCTTCAATTTATGGAAGTGCTGTCTAAGACTGACTTCATTGTTGATGACCATGTTGGTTATGAAACTTATCTTTTAGTAGGAGCAAACTAATGAAACTAGCATTCATAATCATTCCACTTGAAGTTAATAAAGTTCCAATGACCGGACTTATAGGTAAAACCATTGATAGGCTTTATATAGAGTTCGGTGGCTGTACTCATTATAGAGTTCAAGGTGTATGGAAAGGTACAGATTCATATAAGAACTCACTTGAGTGCCAAAAGATCGAGGTAGCAGTACCATCTGATGAGCATGATGTTTTTATAATGATGGCAAAAGATGTTGCTGTAGAAGCCGGTGTCGAAGAGATCATGGTCCAGGCACCTGATGGCGAAATATTATTTATACCAGGAGTAAACTAATGGGAATTTATTGGGAATTTCAAATAGAAGAAACCATAGCTGATGAAGTACAAGACCCTAATGTATTTCTATCTATATTAGATGGTAAAGTTGACAAAAGGTATGGCAAACCATTTGACCTGGTTCCAAATAACTTTGTGTCAAGGTATGTTAATTCATCTTTTTTTGACGATGGTGTTACGAAAAGAGGTATCAAAACTAATGCTGTTATTGAGGAGTTTGTCATTGTTAAAATGGTTGGCACAGAAGATGAGGGCATCATTGATAGAGATTATTTTTATCTAAATGAAGATGGATCACTTCCAACAAAAGAACTACCAAAATACGTTATTGATGCTTTTAACAAATGTCTTTTAAAGGGAGCAAACTAATGCCAATTAAAACCACAGCCGGTAAAGAACATGCCGGCACATATTTTGCTTATGTGAGGGTTAGTACAGATGACCAGGATGTAAGAAGGCAAGAGATGGAAATAAAGAAATGGCTCAATGGTGGTAATCACTCAATCGTTTGGTTTAAGGAGCAAGGTATATCAGGTAAGATAGCTCCGGAGCATAGACCAAAGCTTAATGAATGCATCGAAACAGCCAAAGCTATGAATGGCACTATCATTGTAGCTGACCTGGATAGATTTAGTCGTACCACCTGGCATACATTAAAGTTCTTTGAAACTATTCTTAAAAAGAATGCTGTCAAACTAGTTGTCTGCAATGATCCTACAATATCTGAGAACAAGCAGAACTTCTATATGAAGGCCATGTTTGCTGACTTTGAAAGGGATAAGATCTCGGAGAGAACTAAGTCAGGTCTTGCAAGAATCAAGAACGAGCTAAGAGAGAAGGGCAGTATTACCACTAGTAAAGGTAAACGCATCACTAAGCTTGGTGTCCATGATGAAATGGATAAAGCCAGGGCTTCAGCTTCGACAGCCGTTAAAACTATTGCTGATAACTTCGCAACTAAAATAGGGCCTACAGTTTATAAGCGATTAAAAGCTGGTGAGAGTTATAGAGAAATAGCCCAGGAACTCAATGAACTGGGTGTACCGACTGCAAGAGGTGGTAACTGGCATGCATCATCGGTCAGAAACATAGCTAAAAGATTGGAGAATAAATAATGAAAAACAAAAACAAATGTTGCGACAATTCATCATTACATAATTCTGTTCAAGACATACATCATCATTTAAATATGGATTATCGTATGAAAATTCTAGAAATAGAAATGAGTATTCATCAAGCAAGACAAACTAGAGGTGTTAATAAGGTGCAAAGATATTTTAATTCAACACCAATTAAAAATGCTTTTGCCAGGTGGATGGTGTATGGAGTATACACATCTAAGTTTTACACGATTTCAGAGCTTGTTAAAGAAATGCACAGTAACAGACAGACCATTTCAACGATGGTTAATGAGTGCGAGGCTGAAGGATATATTATTGTTAAAAGGGAAGGTGCAACTGTATCATGCCAAGCAACACCCTTACTTGTCGAGGCAATGGAAGTCTACTGCGAGTGGAGAAAAGAGCTTACCAAATCAACCATCGGAACAGCTTATAACAATCTAGTGCAGTTTGAGAAATGGATGCAAAAGAGATTTGCATGATGACAGCTCAAGATGTCAAAATGATATGCATATTATTTAGATTTTTTTTATGCAAGCGTAGAACATCAAGAGATTAAACCTTGATAGAAAGGAGAAGGTTAATGAAATACTATAAGAAAAAGGAACCTGAAAAAGTAAAAGATGACTTGATCGGGCATAACCAACCACCAGGAGCCGGCATACCGGACTTCGATGATAAATCGGCAGACGATTATTTTAATGACATGCCGGTTGGTGCGATTATGAAGAAACGTATTAAAGAAACTGGTGAGTTTGGTGGTACTGAATTAAGACATGGTCATGTGTTCCCAACATTAACCGGACCTCAAAAAGAAAAGATAGCTCGTATGCTGTTAGATGGTAAAGAGTATTTGCGTTATAAAGATATCAATGTGGCTTGTCGTATTACAATCCCATTAATGGATGTCAGGATGATCAAATCAGCCAGTAAACATTTAAGAGAACTTGCTAAAGAGTTAAGTGCAATATCGAAGGACACCGACAAGTCAAAATTTGAAAGAGTTTTGAAGGCTCAACAAGCTGTTGTTGAAACGAATGGAAACATTAAGTGGAAGCATGGATTATTTGAGATGTTGGGTGTACATTCCCTAAGATGACCCATTTATCGCAACCAACAATCAATGACTTAGAGGTGCTGAATCAACATATAGTATGTGTTTTGAACGCACCATCTAGACTGTGTACATTTAAGGAGAAAAATAATATGTCACTAAATCAATTACTTAGGGAAGACCTATATAATAATATAATGCGTTTGTCGCATAATATATACAATGGAACACCCGGAAACCCCCTTTTTGACGTTACCCCTCTAGCTTTTATAATACTTACCAAGGTGTTTTTGTACATTTTGTTGACTGCTTTTACCCTGGTCACAATTTACTACACACTACATATGGTATGTCTAATTGACGATGCTTGCTTTGCTCAAAACTATGGAGTGAAGATATGAAAAGTCGCATAATATATAATGAATTCAATGACTTAGGTAAAGTTTTAGCTTGTAAAATCCAAAATAATATTTTAACTTTTGTTCAGACAGAAGGAGATTTAATATGAAATGGTCTAATGATGCAGACGAATTAGGAGCTTCTAAAGTAGGGGCTATCGTAATGGGTGAAACACCTTTCCAAACTAACGAAGCCGTCAGGCAAATAGTTTTAAATGCTAAAGCTGGTGTAACAGCTATTGATGATGGGCTGTATAAAGATGCAAAGGACCGAGGTAATTACCTGGAGCCGGCATTGACTGAATGGGCTAGTGATAAGTTAGACAGCCTTTGTCCTGACAATGTGGCTTGTAACTATCAGCCACCAACTGATGCTCATCGACTTGAAGGGGCCAGGCTTTGTGCATCTCTTGATGGCATCCTGGAAGTAGTAGGGGGCGAACTTACTATTCCTAATTCCCAAGGTGAGGACATAACTGTATCGGGCTTCGGTGCCTTGGAAATAAAAACTGATGGCTGGGATGATGGACCACCAAGGGCCGACCAGGTGTTACAGCTTCAAACACAAATGCTGTGTGCTGACTTTGGCTGGGGAGTTATTGCCAAGCTTGGTCCTAAATTAAAGTTTGAACTCTATCCATATATGAGAAGCGAAAAGCTGATAAAAATTATTTTGGAAAAGGTCGAAGACTTTTGGGATCGTGTTGATAATGATAAGCCGTACCCACCAATCGATAATGGCAAGCCGGATACAATTCCATTAGACCACCTAGAAACCAAGGATGATGTTATTCAAATCATTACTGATTACAATAAATGTAAAGCTGAAGAGAAGTCCTGGAAGTTACAAAAAGAAAAATGCCAGGAAGCTTTGGAGCTTGTCCTTGATGAGTTCGATGCTGAATACGCAAGCATAGGTAACTACAGAATTAGCCATCCAATAGTTAAACGCAAAGCACAGCCGGAAAAATTAGTTCCAGCTAAACCATCCACACAACATAGACGATTTTCAATCGAGGAGATAAGCAATGAATAGTTTTAAAACAAATTTAATTCCGACTGATGTAGATCAGGCACTCAGGATATCTGAGATGTTTGCCAAGTCTGACTTAGTACCGGACAGTTATAAAAATAAACCAGCTAATATATTTTTGGCTGTGTCTGCCGGGGCTTCACTTGGACTAGCACCTTTCCAGGCTATGCAAAACATTGCTGTCATTAATGGTAAACCTTCAGTATGGGGCGATGCCTTACTGGCTATGGTTAGGAATGATAAGAGATGTTTATCCGTTAAAGAAACAATAGATGGTGAAGGCAGAGCTAGGACTGCAACTTGCAAAGTATCTAGGTTAGCATCTGATGGATCTACTGAGTTGATTGAATCTAGCTTCTCTATGGGTCAGGCCCAAAGTGCTAATTTATTAAATAGACCACCCTGGAAAAACTATCCTGATCGTATGCTACAAATGAGGGCTAGGGGCTTTGCTTTGCGTGATGCATTCGCTGACGTTATCGGTGGATTAATTACTGGCGAGGAAGCCCAGGACTTTCCGGTGCCTAAAGATGCTGTACAAGAGCTAGAGAAGGACCCTAGGTTTAATAAGGATGCTCGAAGCATTGATGATATAGTAAATGAGTTAACCCCACCTGAAGAGCCTAAAATCGAATTACAATGGGCCTTGTATATACCAGGTAAAGATCAACTAAAGGTCGGCAATAAAAATGATTTTGTTTTGGAGTACAAACACTACATGGAATTGATAAACAGATCAAAGATGTGGGATTTTCAAACCAAGCAAAAGAAGTATGCCGAACTCAAAACTAATAACATGGAAATGTTAGAGCAACTCAGGGAAGCTGACTTTGGATTAATAGAAGAAATAGAAATGGATGAAGGGAGATTGTTTGATGCAGAAAATTCCACTAACTCCTAAACAATTAAAACTTCTAAAGTTTCTTAAATCATTTTATGACGAGCATGAGTACATGCCATCTTATAAAGAGATCTGTGAAGGCATTGGTGTTAAATCAACAAACACAGTACATGATGCCCTGGTCAGACTTGATAGAAAAGGACATATCAAAAGATTCAAAGAAGGAAAGTATGGGGGCAATAGAGCTATAGAACTTATATAGCTTGCAACCTTGCAATTAATCTATCAGCTCTTGCTGTTACTTGTGTGTAGTAGCGAGAGTTTTTTAATTGGTTACCACATTCAATCCAATCACGATCTTTTACAGCTTGCCGAAACAAAACAAATTTACTTAGACGAGGTCTACCCATATTGAACATGAGGTTGCCAATAATTAATTGTACTTCTTCCGGCAACTCATCAAAGTCTTCAAATAAAATTTTACATTCATCGATGGTACCATAAACATCCACCTGGAAACATTGGTTTACTCTGTCAGGTGATACGGCTGTACCAACCGGCAGTTCGTATTCCTCATCCCATTCAGTAACAAGGTGACCTATTCCAAACGTAGGCAATCCTAAATGATCCAGGTAAATTTCGTTCTTGGTACCTTCATCAATGATGAGGTCTTCACGAAGCTTATCTATATCCATTAAGACTTCTTCTTTTTCTTTTTGAATCCGGACTTCATGTTTGCGTATGCCTTGTCGCTGATTGTTGAGTTCTTTTTACTACGAGATATGTTTTTCTTACGTCTAGCATTTATGTTGGCATATAATCCAGGTTTAGACATGGAAGTTCCTTTCTATTAATGTTGCTTTGTTACTTAAAGTTGTTTCCCTCTTCGTTACTTTCCCATATTCAATTTCTTTTTCAGCCCTGGGATCATCTACAAAACTTTCTTCTTCACCTAATTCTTCAGGTGTTAACTTGCTATTACGAAGTCTTAATTCGTGGTAAATTTTTTTTACTTCTGCGTTACCTGACCAGGCATTGCTTTTACATTCAGCACATACCTTTGCGAAGGGTCTTATATAAATAACTTCTCTCATGTCGGCACCACATTCAGCACATTGATTGTGAGCAAACCTGGTAATACGTCTAGCCATTTCTTCTTTTCCTTTTTACTTCTTTGACATGCTTGTAATAAAAGTAATTGCCAATTTTGTTAAAAAATTTTGACAGCCTTAACCAAAACCAAATCATTATTTCTTACCCATAAGTTTCATTGCCTGACCAACACCTTTGATACCAAATGAACTACTGACTGCTATAAATAATAGGTACTGGTACCAATCGGGTAGGGTGTTTAATACTTCAAAGCCGGTCCTAACATATTCGGTGAATGACGGAATGAAGACTAAAATTGCGGGCAAAAGTAGGACAACTAAAGCAAATTCGTCTTTCCAGCTTCCATCAGTAGCATCAGCCATAGACTTTTCCCAGGCAACTTCCCCGGAAGCAACCTTCTCAGCAACCACAGCTTTGGCTTTAGCTTGAGCCACTTTGACTTGGCCATCTGCTTTTACTTTCTCGACTTTACTATCCATCCAGCTTGAAGCCAGGTTAGCAATCGGTCCTAAAAATTGTAACATATCTAGTCCTTTCTAAATTTGGAATCTATCCAGCACTTGCCGTAGTACAAGATGAATAACCATACTGTGAATAGAACACCTTCAACATAGGTGAGTTCGTTCCATGCATCTAAGATTGTGCTGTCCATTAATATACCCTTACCTTTCCTTCATCCACTTGTGGCACCAGCTTACAAATACAATTATATTTCTTAGTGCCGTTCTCTACTTCTAATTGTTGATCGCTTAAATGTTCTGCATAGAATGTACAGTCAGTCACAGATTTAAAGTAGATACTGGACTGAGCTACTGCTCCCATATAACAAGCAAGCATGAAGGCTGTCATTTGGCTATACTCCGCAAACTTTCCATTACTTTATCTATCGATGGTTCATCGCCTGGTGCATATCGGCAGAGGTATGATCGAGGGCATCCCACCCTTATATCAGTATATTCTAACTCGTATGTTTTTCTGTTCGTTCCATTATTAGCAACATAGATACAAGCTATTTTATCTTTCAAAGCCTTCTGTGTTTTTAATCTGCATAAAACCATCTTTGGTGGTTTAATTTTTCCTTGCCATATTTTTTGTTTGTTAGTGTACTTTTTTGTTTCCCCTATTGTTTTAGCAAAAGCTTTGAACGTAACCACAAAACTAATAATAACCACAGCTATGACACAGAAGATAATCCCCATAGTTTGTAACGTATCAATTAATTCTTTTTGTTGTTGTCTAGCTTCTACTCTTTGCAATCGATCTGCTTCTTTAGCTTCAGATATTCTGTTAGCTCTTTCTGCAATTATTTCATCCCAGGTAGTAGGCCCAAATCTTAAATTTACTAATTGCTTTAATTCGTTGCGTTGCTCTTCTAACAATTTCATATTGATAAAATCGTTTGCACTATTTTCAACAGATCCAAACTGTTCAGCGATAGACAATCCTTTGCCTTTGCTTTTATTCATTTGAGATTCGCCCAGGAAGAAGCCATCTATTTGTTTAGCTATGCCTGAGATATCTTGTACTGTACTGATGTTGCTTTTAATAAACTCTACTGATTTTTGTACTAGAGCAATACCAGTTAGAATTTCTGCAACTACCATGCTACCTCACTAGTAAACCTATGAGTAAAACAATAGCAGTACCACTAGTACCAATCATTATATGCTCTATACGTTTGATGCGAAGTATAGTTTCTTTCCACCTCTCAGAACAAACTGCTTCGTGTGTGTCGATCTGTGCTTTGACTTCAGATGCTTTGACCATTTATTAACCTTTAGGATATTTGTCTTTAACTGTTTTGATTGTGGCTTTCCAACCATCTATGCCATTGTGGTATAAGTCATCTAATTGATCTGCTATTGTTGGATATTCCACAAATCTTTTATTTATATAAGCTATTTCTAACATCTTTGCTTTTATATCAGCTTTAGATATTTCTTTTGTTCCATCAACCCACTCAATTTGGCAAGTATCTATATCAGTTCCTTTGATTATAAAACTTGCATTTGGATTTATTTTAAATATTGCATTACTTATCATTGTGCAATCTCCTGAATAATCATTGTGCTTATACCTTGTGGGTCTTGCAATCTATCGCCATTGTATTTATTACGATTTACATAAAATGTTGTACCAGCATTTGCTGTTACTCTTACTTTAAAAGTTTGAGCAGACGTTCCAGTATGAGTAGTAAATACTGTGTGTGAACTTCTCATGGTATTATAAGTCATAAAACTAGAACTACCATAGTGAGTACCAAAATGTGTTCTAGAACGACTAGCATTAGCTGGAGGTTGTTGTATCGTGTTATTACTTGAATCTGTTATAAAAGCAAAAGCACCATTGTCAGATACTCCATAAAAAAGAGAAACTGTAATCATCAATAGAGAATTTGCTTTTGTAGGTGTGATTGCACATGACAAACCTGAGTCTGCTGTAGTATTATTAAAAGTGGCCATAGTAGTAAATGTATTGTGAACAACTTTTAATATTATACCACCACCCGCACCACTAACAGTACCACTAAATGCAAACGTATCTGCTAAGTTTATTCCCTCTGCTTGTGTTTTTACTAATGGCATAATTTACTCCTTTGGGTATTTATCTTTTACAGCTTTGATTGCTTTTTGAAACTTATCTCCACCTTGCCCATCATGATAAATCATATCTAGTTGATCTTCTATTCTTGGATAATTGATTGCTCTATTTCTTTGATATTCCTTTGCATCATAATCTGCTTGAAGTTCTTTTTGTTTAGCAAGTATATCCTTTTCAGCTATTGGTGTTGTTCCATTATGCCATGTAATTTGTTTTATATCATTAGCAATTACAGATACTTGTGCAGTAGAATTAATTGCTAAAATTGATTGTACTATATCTGTCATTCTTTATGCTCCTATTTCAATAGCAGTAAAAAATAACCCAGTTTCTGGTCTATTTAATTCAACTTGCTGACTGTTTCCAGTTCTAAAATAAATAGTATAAGTAACTTGACTTGCTGTATTAGGACTATCTAAAAACTCCATTGAACCATTACCATATCTATTTTGTCCACCATCGTTATGAACGTAAAATAAAGAACTTGCATTCCCAACACCTAAATTAGTACTTCCTTTATAAATAGTTGCATAAAGATCATCATTTGTAAGCATATAAAATCCACCTATACTTGCAGTTAAAAGAACTTTAGATGAAGTAGCTACTGGAGTTATATTTATAGCAATACCAGAGGTTACATAAGATGTACTTGTAGTTGCTACTGATACTCCAGAATTAGCTTGTTTAACTTGCAATACTTTACCACCACCTGCATCTGCAAAAGATAACTGACCAACACCAGTTGTTCCTGATCCAGTTATACTTGCCACCTTTAAAAACTTATCGGCAGTAACATTACCAGTTGGAAACTTTAATGTATAACCTTGACCAGCAGAATGTGCTGGTGATTCAAGTTTAATGCCATGACTATTTGCACTACAATTTAACTGTAACTTACCACCAGTACCACTTGATGTTCCATCACCTTTGATTGATAGACCAGCACTAGAAGAACTTGATACAAAGTTAGTCTTAGCATTTGTTACTGTGCTATCGCTTGGTGTTCCTATATCAAGTACGTTACCCAACACAAGAATAAAATCTATGGTATCACTAGAAGATAATGTGCCACTACTAGGCAAGAATGTAATAGTAGAACCTGACACAGAGAACGAACTCAAAGGTGCTTGTATAACTCCATTCAAAGATACCATCATATGTAAAGCTGACTCAGGTGTAAATGCCACAGAGTCTTGAGCAAGATTATATGTATTCGTAGATGAACAAGTTATAGCATCTAGCTTAACATAGCTACCTACTTGTGGTGTTTTGCCAATGTAACTCATATTTTAACCCTTTGGTTTCGTTGGAAAGTTGACATGAATTTTAGTTTTTTCATCAAATTTCAGTTTTGCTTGAACCTTTGCAACTGTGTCCAAACCACTTGTTATATCTCTCATTTGTTGTCTGTAAGTTTTCCAAGCATCTGACATAGTTACATCTGAATTACCCATGTAATCTGTTTCTTTCAATATATTATTTCTTACAGTTCTAAGCCAATTCAGTTCTCTGCCTAATGCACCTTTGGCATATTCAGCTTCTTCTTTTTCTAGTTGTTCTTGTTCTGCATCTGTTAATTCTATCTCAATGCCATTTACATTTTTTATTCTATTAGCCATTACAGAACTCCAAATAGTTTAAATTTAGCACTAGCAATATCGCCATTTGTAAAAGCTATTGCTATTGCATTAACTATGGCAGTACTGGCTAATGCACCAATACTATTTGAATGTATGTAATAACTACTAGCTCCAAACCCAAAGAAATTACCATTAAATACTGTCCTAGAGGCTACTCCTAAATTATCAACAATAATAGTTCCAGTTGCACCACCATTATTAGCAGTAGCAGAAACTCCTTGGTCATGATTTAATGCAAAATCATTGACATAAGCACTATCATTTCCAGTAGAACTTCCGTTACTGTAATGTCTATGGTATGTGGAGTTATATGCATCAGTTGTATGATAACTACTGCCACCATTAGTACTTACGAGAAGAATTAATTGTGGAGCATCTGTTGCTGATGGCACAGCACTATCTACAGTTATTTCATATCTTGAATAAGTAGAATCTAAAACTACACCATTAGCACCATGTACGAATGATATTGAATTTGTATTACTGGATATTGTAATTGTTCTTAATAGTTTTCTTGAAGTAGGTGTACCACTTACAGTACCAGTAAAAGCATAGTCGCTTCCTAAATTTAATTCACTATCTGTTACTGCATTAGCTGGAATCTTTGCTGACGTAACTGCATCATCTGCAATCTTAGCAGTAGATATTATACCATCTGTTATATCAGATGATGTTAATGGTATTGATGTTGGTTGTACTCCAATAAATGCCATGTTTCACCTATGTAATTTCTAATATACTTAATGTTGCATCAATCTTTGCTTGGACACTACAGTTGACTTTTAGTACGTCTGTCGCTTGTAATACTACCTTGCCACCAGTAAGCAGTTCTAATGTAGATCCACTTGGTATACTTACTGTTTTAGCTAACGAAACATTCGAGTTTGTTTCTGTGTCATTGGTATTTGACTCTAACTCAACGTCTACTGTGACTGCTGTAGTGTGAATGTTACAAAGAAGTAATCCTATAATTATAGTTGTTGTAGATGATGGACCAGTATAGAGTGTTTCTGCTGACCCACCACTAGGCATTGCTCCATTTGATTTAACCTTAAATGTGTTTGCCATTTATATCTCCTTATCCTAGACCGATTGCAAAGGCTATTGGATCGGCAGTAACAGCTATAGTAACAGTATCAGTTGCACTAGCCGTTGTTGTAATTCCAGCACCACCAGCAATAGTTAATGTGTTTCCATTTGTTATAGTTTGGTTAGAACCTGATGATCCAGCTACAGTAAAACTATCAAAAGTACCACTTCCATCAGCTCCATCAGCTCCAGCAGATCCAGTTGCACCAGTAGCACCAGTAGGAATACCAAATGCAAATGTAGCTGTATTACCTGATTGTGACACAGTAGCAGTAGCACTTGCACCTACACTCAAAGTAGATACTGATACGGCAGAAGTTGTAATATGATTGACTGCTTCAGGATTACCAGTAGACGAATTAAAACCTAAAACTTTTCCAACTCTTGATGCTTTTACCGGCAAGGTCATATCAGCACCGGATATTGTATCATGCTCGGCTAGTCTTAAAGATCTATCAATCTCTTCATTAGTTTGCTGGTGAATAAACATATTCGTATCAAAGTCATCTTCTAGACTAGCTGATGTAAGCTGGCCACCTGATGTATAAACTGATGTCCTGGCAAAAGGAATATCTGAAAGTAATGTAACAATTTGAGAGCTAGTAGGGTGGTTGCCTGAAGTAAAACCAACAGTACCGGCCCCAGTACTTGAATTTAGTGTAACAACATAATGTGAGCTTTCTGACTTTTCAGTACTATCAACATAGACTTTTAATTCAGATGTAGCATTTATTTGAAACGCAAAAGCAAAGTTCCCGGTTGTTCCATTCCCGGTATATTGAACTCTCCTAGTTTGTGCTGTTACATTATATGTTGCCATTCTAGATTACCTCTCTAGGTTTTATACACTAATTATAAACTATTGTCATCCATCAAAACATTCAATCTTTCATTTTGAGTAATTAAATGCTCTAAAGCTTTTTTTCTTCTATTGCCAACAATGGTTGCTAACATGTCATATTTATCACCATCAAAATCTAAAGCCATGTACTCTTCATTATTATTAATTGTATCATTAAGCTCATAAACTAAAGATGATGTTTGGTCATATCCTTGATCTCCAGGTAAGTTTCCATATTCATCAACTTCATTTATTAAATGTACAAACTCATTATATTCATTGCTAGATAGGTCATATCTTTCCCCACCAGTTTTACCAACCTTTTTTGGATGAGCAGAAAATACACCGGCACCAACTTCAGCTAGTCTTATAAGTTCTGCATCAGCATCATTTATTTCACCACTAATTATTCTCATAGGGTTGAATGTTTCGTCTAATCTGCCTTCTCCCTGGTATAGGTTCTCACCCCAAAAATTTAACTTTGGTGGTAACTGATCGCTGAAATAAGGGTTTCTGCTTTTGTGGTAATTTATTCTTTCATACACAGCTTTCATTATGTAACCCATACTTGCGTTACCTTCTAGCTGTTGATCAGTAAGCATACTGTTAGAAGCTAAAGGATTGTTATATCTTTCCATCATGCCAACAAAACTACTACCACCAATAAAAGGTACATCTAGTTTAGATGACATATAACTTAAAGCACCACCAGTTATTCTATCAGGAGTACCAACTACTGCACTACCAAGGTCTATTCCTCGTTCTGCAACATAACCAAGTATAGCTTCTATCTTACCTTCTTTGTCTTCATGCTTATTACCAAACGCATCGACTAACTCTGAAAAACCTTGAAGGAAGGGCATGTTCTTAGCATACTCAGTTATACCTAAAACGTATCCTTTAATTACTGATGTAACAGCATCCGGGTTATCTTCATATTTTAAATAATGTGCTACGTCTGCTCCCATTGCCAACATACCGGAGATAGGATCAAATCTACTAAAACTATAAAATCTATATGTGCCGTCATCTTGTTTGTAACCAATAGAATATTGTGGGATTTTACCTTGTCCATATTTGTATGCTTTTGGATCAGAAGGACCAGCACCAGTAATAATTATATCATCGCCATACATACCGGAAGCCATAGCCATCATAGTCAAGGCAACACCATTTCCTAAAGCAAGCTTAGACACAGCCATATCAAAGTCACGACCACTTCCATTTTTTATAGATCTCATTAAAGGGAACACATTAAATGTTCTGTCAGCTACTTCGTTAATAATGTTAGCTGGTGTATTGTAAAATGGTACAATTAATTTAAGTCCTGGTAAATTCATAACCTGACCAAGTTTAGCTTGTAATCCAGTTAGCTCCCCCTGAAAGGTTTGCTTCAATGCTTCGGAGGTCATCAAGTCATTTACCTCTTCGGGTGTTTCTGTCATAACCCTGGCATATTCTTTATCCATTTCAATCTTAGCATCGGCTCTAGACATTCCTGATCTAATAGCATCTTCATAGGTTTTTTGGCTGTATCTAAAAGCTTCTCTGTATAAAACTCTTCTTCTAGTTATAACCTTAAAATAGGCATCTTCACTTGCTAAAAATCTACCAGGCAGTCTTGTTGCAACTCCCATAATATTTATACCCATTTTAGAAAAATCACCATTACCAGCATTATCCATGATAGCTGTAATATCGTCAGTATCTCCTATAGCTTGCTTTACACGCAAATCTATCTTACTTCCAAAGTCACCGGTTTTACCAGTAATCATACTTTTTGCCATTAGAGTAAACGCATCCCTTTGAGCATTAATAAAACCATGAGCTTCGGCAGACATTTCTCCTAAATAAACTCGGTCACCAGCTTCACCTGATATATTAAATAGTTTACCAGCCCTAGTTCTTACCTCACCGATAACACCAGCTACACCTCTTTCAACTAATGTTTGTGCCTGGAAAGCTCCATTACCAAATATATTAACCATATGTGTAGGTGGGGCAGATAGTAGGGCATTGATATACATTTCCATAGCACCATCATAACTTTTAGCTAGGAACCCTTTTTCTGCGTATTTAGCTTTTTGTGTAGCTGTATCAAATGATAGGTAAACATTAAAATCATAGTCCATTTTATTAGGATCTAATTTTGTAACAAAGTTAGTTAAAAATTCTTTTTGCGTTGTTAGGTCCATACCTTCTAATTTAGAAATGTTTCTTACGACAGCCATACCTCTAGCATATTCAGATACAGCACCTGATACCTGGGCAACTATATTAGATTGTACCGAAGCCAATAATGAAAAGTTTTTATGAAGGTTTTGTTTAGTTACTAGGTCAGTTGCTTCTCTTCCTTGTTTAGCAACTTTGTTAAGTTCGCTTCCTAAATTAATCATAGCTATAAGACCAACCAATACGTCTTCAGGAGGTGGTACTTTACCTGGTGTTCTTGTTAGCAAACTTTTAACTGTATCTTCAAAGCCACTAGCCTGGGCTAATGCAATCATTTGTTCCATGCTCTTTGTATCTCTACGCATGTAGTTAATTAGCTCTTGGTTATTCTGTTTTATTCTAAAAAGTAATTTAGGTGTATCAAACTCTAGATCTAGTTTTTCTGTAAGTGTAATTAAATTAAGACCAGGTCCTTTGTAACCATCAGCACTTATTGCTTCATTCAAAGCTTTTACTTCTTTGTCATCTAAACCTTTAATAAGAACATCACCACTATCCATTTTTGTAATAGTGTCATCCGGAGCAGTACTACCAAAAGATCTTTGTTCAGCCGGTGTTCCAAACTCTTTTAATGCTTTATTAAATTTACTAAGAAAGCTCATATTAACCCCCTAATTCTTTTAAGGCTTGTGTTTGTATTTTTTGAGCATCGTCATACTCTTTAAACAAAGGCAGATCATCTAGATTAACACCACTAAAATAATTTTTATCATGGATAAATAAAACTAGATCAGGTTCACCATTATTGTATTTACCAAATGTTTCTTTGCTCCATCCTTCAGGAGCATAAGCATCATTCCATTTAACCCTGGCAACCGGCTTCATTCCTACTGTTTCATAAACATCCGGTAAATATGTACGAAATGCATCCAGCTTTTTACCACCTTGGTCTATAGCTAATTGCAACATAGAATAGCCTGATCCGGATGGGGCTTCTATTGGATTAAAAACACCTACTATATCACCATCAGGTTTTATGGCAAAACCACCACCATGCTCAGTTCTAAATAATTTTGAATCTAAAATGTCTTCAGGTTTTTGTATTGTAACTTGCAAGCCCATGTCGTGTTTTGACATAGCTTCAGCCATATCAGTACTGTAAGACTGTGCAGAATTTTTAGCATCTACTTGTGTAATTTTAGGTACAGTTAAACCAGCTTCTTCATACTTAGCTAGTGTTTCAGGATTAGGCTCAAATGTTAGTAGCCCATTTCCCTCATTTGTTTCAGGACTTCCTCTTCGGTAAGGCCCGGATTCTTGCCGGCCACTTTCTGTGCTATTGATTCCCTGAACCCGGTTGTCTGTGACGGCTTGCTGTTTTGAGCTTCGCTGTCTTCCTGAAAGGGTAGTTGCACCTTGCTCAGACCCGTCAATGCTTCCCTTAATGTTTGGTTTTGTGCTTGATAGCTCTCTTGCTTTGGCATCAAGTTTTTGTCTGTCAATTCCTTCTCGCTCATACCAGGGTATCTCCTTCTCTTCAGTTACCTTAAACCCTTTCGGAACTATACCATTTTTTGGAAGTTTAATAAAGCCTTCAAATTCTTTTTGGGCAGTTGGTGTCATAAATACTGTTGATCCATCAGATAATGGATATTCGTAAAATGTACCTTCTTGTGTTTTTATGTATTTGGCACCTGATGAAAATGTTCCAGGCTTACCTTCTGTAACTGATAATCCAAGGTATTGTTGATCTGCTACACCTTTAAGAGTGGAATGCGATACAACTTGCTCACCTTCAATAACCCAGTTTTCCCAATGCCATCTTCCTAAAGTTGCATCTTGAGGTCTACCTAAAATATCATAAGTTTCTTTAATATTATTTCTCAATCCATCTTCTAAGGCTTCTGTAGTCAGCAAACCTCTTGGACCTCTCATAATATTAACTAAGCCTTCTTTAACAGTTGTGCCTTCTTTTCTTATACCATCGTATATATTGTCACCTTTAAATGTGCCATCATCCCATAAATGTCTACCTTGTATTCTATCCATAACTAAAACGTCATCACGACCAGCAACAAGCAGAATAAAGCTAACCACTTTATTGTCTATTCCAGCACCTTCAGTCAGATTTAGAAACTCTCTTCTTATTTGTTTGGCTGGTACATTCGGGTCTTTCATCATGTCATGCAATGTGCCTAAAACAGTCTTATCTGTGCCAGGTACTTTTTTACCTAATTCAAATAACATTTGTCCGGTAGCATTAACATTTTGTGTTACTTGTTTACCTGGGGATCCTTCAGGCAATAGTTTTCTAATACTCTGTTCCCATGTGGCCTGGTCTTGTTTTGTAAAGTTTCCATTTACAGCTTTGTCTATTAATGGTCTTGCACCATCTATAATATCAATAAATGCACTTTCTTGCTGTACTGGGCCAGCACCTCTTGAGAGTATGCCCCATATAAATAAATCAGCAGTAATTTTAGGATCTACGTTTTCTGCCTTATACATTGTTCTAATTTTATCAACATATCCAAATCCTTCATCAACTCCGGCTTTCATTTCAGGTGTTAATTTTTGTAGCTTCTCAGCCATTAGCTTTGGATTGTTGGCATATTTAATAGCTTGTAATGGTGGAACCGGTAAAAACTCACCACCCATTGTTTCGTTTTCAAACTTTAACCAATTCTCATTTGTTTCCAATGCATTAGGGTTATTACTTAAAGCTGTATCGATATTAGCAAAGTTTGTTTTCTTGTTAGATGCAATAAAGGTTTGTGTAACTGGTGTAATAACATTTGCCTGATTGTTATTCTTAACTAATAAAGGTGAAGGCATTTTATTTGCTCTAGTTCCTTCAGGGGCATATTCTAATTTAGGAGCTAGTTTAGACAACCCTTTATCTATTAAGTTATCTATTTCACCACTACCCATAGTAGACAATGTTGTAGTACCTACATCAGCATCTAATCTGTTTTGAGCATTTGTACCTATGTTTTCTAAAGCTCCAGGTAAACCTTTTGCACCTTTAATGCCGGCTTTTGCTCCAGCAGAAACAGCACCACCGATACCACCAAACTCACCAGCAGTATATCCGGACTTAGCATCTTCTTTAAATATTGGATTTACATCCAGGCTGTCTACAAAGTTATCAAACATACCTTTATAATATTCTGATCCCAGGTTGGATTTTGAGAACTCACTAAAACCTTTAGTAAATGCATCTATTCTTTGACCATCTTCAGCAGATACAGCATCTTTAATGCCAACAAATAGCGATGCGATATCAGTAGGTAATCCTAACGTAGCACTTGTAGCACCGGCTCCCATACTAGCTATGGTTGAACCAATACCTTTGATAGCATCACTAAAGCTGTCATACCTGGGATCTCTTTGGCCATCATCTATTTCTATAGAGGACTTCTCACCAAACTTATAGACTACGTTGCCACCTCCTTGTCTTATGGAGTTTGACTTGTCTACTTCATCAAATAAATCAATCTCATCCATTAGTTACGTTCCTGATGTTTTTTTATAATATTATAAATGTTTTGGTTATCTCTTACTTTTTTCAAGTCAGGGTTGGCATCCAAAAAGTTTAATACTTTAGTAAAATCTATTTCACCAATATTGTTAAGCTCCTCAAATTTGCTAGATAATTTTGTCTTTAATCTTGCTACTTGTCTTTTAGCTGTATTCAAACTTTGTTCATTTAGTTTGGTTGTTATCTCAGTACTTACATCTCCAACCATATCTTCCATTTCAGAAACTAAATTTACTTCAACACCACCTTGTACAGCTTCTCTTTTAAGCTTTTCTAACTTGCCTTTAATTCTTTGGTAAATAGCTCTTGGTTTAGAATACCCATCGTTCTTAATAATTGTTTCCATAGTCTTAGCTGTAAAGCCAGGGAACTCTGTATTTAGTAAACCAGTTAAAGATATTAATGATGATTTTAGTTCTTTGTCTTCATTAGCTACTATTGCTGAGTTAAATTTAATTACGTCTTCTGTAGTAAGTAAAGGTGTAGCTGTAGATAAATCTGCATAAGTTAATGTTCCAGCATCTTTCTTTTGATTTAATGTTACTAAAGTAGATGAAACAGATTCAGTCCTGGTTGATTTACCTTTAGCTAATTTTTCTTGTAAGTCTTCGGCTTTAGTAATGTCATATTGTTTAATTATATTTATTTGCTCTTGTGCTTTATCTTTATTACCAGTAGCTAGAAAATCGTGAAACTTGGTATTTGCATCAAATATAGAATTAACATTTTCTAATATTTTATTCTTGTTATCTGTTTCTATATCTATGTTTTGTTTTACAGCTTCGTTTCTAAGTTCTGCTTTTAATTTAAGTATGTTTTCCGGCTTCATACTTTTAAGTACTTTCGCAACTTTTGGGTTTATCCTCTTGTAATTGTTGTTATTTATAGCCTTAACTAAAGCTAATTCATTGTCTGATCTTACAGCATTATTAATAATAAAATTATTTTTAGCCTGGAGAATATTATCTTCTACTGTTTTAAAATTAGCTTTAAATGTTGTGCTTTTTGCTCCAACACCTGAAAGATCTTTTAATATTTTATTTTTAACAACTTGTTCGTAGGCAACTAATTTAACATTCAAATCTTCTTTATCTGTTACAGATGTTATCAAACTAGATACTTCATCACTTACTGAATTTAAATTATGACTAACTATAGCTAGTTTCTTTGCTTTGATTTCTGCGAATGCCTTGGTTGCATATGATTGGTTATAAGTGCTGTATTTACCTGATGATGCTGTATTAAGAGAAGCAAATATTCTTTGACCCAATATTGGTGATAATCCACTAGATAGCTTTGCATACTCATTTGTTATTGAATCTAAATCATCTGCGACTTCTGCTGGATCTAAATTCTTTAATGTTGCTTTGTACATGACTTTAGACATTTGCTTTTTAGCAGATAATTCTAGTTCACTTTCAACAATAGATAATTGTGCTTTGCGTGTTGCTCTACCAAAGATAGTATCTTGATCACCTAAAGACTTACCTAGATCTTCTCCACCAGCAATAGATGCTCTTAATTGTTCTTCTGTAATAGGGTTTTTAGCACCATACTCTGCACCGGCTATTTCAGCTTGTTTACCAGCCTTTTTCATAAAATAACTAGACATATCATTCAAGGCACCAACAAGCATCTGTGACGTTCTTTGGGCTTGCTGTATACCAACACCGGAAGGACCTCGATAGCCACTTGTACCGATTTGTCGTTGTATGCCTAAATATCTAGAACGAGGTGCCATTAACCAACTCCAAGACCTGAACTATCTGTATAACCATAGTACCTGGTATATGTTGCTCTGCCAGCATGTGTGTAACCAGTTTTCATTCCAGGATATGATGCAGTTTGTGCAGTACCAGCCGGAGCAGATCCTAAAGAGTTGTAACTCATCATCGCACTACCCATAGTTGATAAAGCACCAATGTAACCTTGCTTCTTAGCTTGTCTGCCGGCAAACCTTAGATCTTCAGCCTGGGCATTGGCAGTACTAATAGCTAAGAACTCATTATCTTTAGATGTAATAAAATCATTTAATCCAGGGT